GAGGCGTCCGTGTGTGAGCTCACCACTCACACCCGTGGCGGCAGGAGCGTACGCGCTTATCGGCGGCCCCAGCCAGGCATGGACTTGGCCGGACAGGGTATTCCAGCAGGGCAACCCTTCGGGGGAGCCCCTCTGAACCACGACAACATGCAGGCTGTAAATCAGCCTGTCGTCGGAGGAATCCAGGCGTCCTGGATGTTACCCTCACGGGTAAAGGATAGGATAATTGTGGCCCTCACTATTTGCTTGCTGATAGTGCTGTCCACTTTGAACCCTACGCTGTCAAAGTTGTCGGCGTGGGGCTGCTTGGTTGCTGCGGCGATTGGAGTGGGCTGGGCCTTTATTGGCCTGGTAGTCGTCCCCATATTGAATGCTACGGCACGATTATGGTGGGCAATTCTCGACGGGCTGCGTAGGTCCGACGGGAAGGCGATGCGCCTGCTTAGGTACATGGGGGATTCAAGTGCGATTGATTCGAGCTTGATCGACCCCCACGGCCGCGGCCCACAGGATTTGGTGGCTGACGATGTACAGTTGGCCACTCATATCGAAGGCAAGCAGTCGGATCAGGTTAAAGGTTGGCATGCAGCCAATTACAGAAGGTTGCCCCTGGACCACCTCACCATCAAGCTTGTGCAACATGCTCGTGGTGAGGTTGGGTCGCGGCACAATGATACTCAAGCAACGCGCATGGCGTTGGATAAGGTGATGCGCGACTATTGCAAAGAGCATTTTGTGCGGCATTGTGACAGGGACAATTCCTTGCCCCAAGCTGTTGAGCTTTATTTTGTTCCTCTGGAGTCTGAGGTTCAAGCTAAGGCGCATAGTAGGAGCTGGGCATGGTGGCTACAGTCGATCAGGTACAAAGGCTTGGGATGGTGGCTGTTCGGTTGGACGGCTGTCGAGGAAGCCTGACGGGGCCTTGTTGTGCGCCGCGGGGTAGACACTGAGGTCGACGTGCCTCTTCTACCCGGTATGGTCGTGGAACGCAGGCAGGGATCCCGAGTTAAGGAGCCCCGCAAGATGTATGTCCTTGCGGGGTTGTCCAGTCCTAGTGACATAAGGGTGCACAACAACACCCTGGTGAACATGGTGCGGGCTTTGGCAGAACGAGTACTGTATTCCCGGGACGCAGCCGGGAACTACGTCGAAAAGCTAAGGCCCCAGCCTGGCCTCATCAATGCTCGCTTACGCCGTTTTGGCCGGCTTGTTGCTAGCGCGTGTGTGGCTCCCCCCATTGTGAACCTGGCCGACGTGCCAGGGCTATACTTTGGGCGAAAGCGCACACAAGCACAGCAGGCCGTTGATTCTCTGATGTTAGAGCCCATCAGAGCTAGAGATGCGCGCGCGAGGCCTTTTGTCAAGGGAAATGAGAAGAGAGAGATGATGGAAGATCCATGGACCTCGATTCGATCCTTAGACCCTGTCCCCAGGTTGATACAGTGCAGATGCCCTCGTTACGTTGTTTCTTGTGCTCGGTTTCTTAAATTGTTAGAAAAGCCAATATACAAGGCCATAGAGAAGATTTGGGGTGAAGTCACTGTTAGTAAGGGTCTCAATGCTGATGAGACCGGCCAGCTGTCACATGACAAGTTTATGAGGTATACGGATTGCGTAATAGTAGGACTGGATGCCTCCAAGTTTGATAAACATGTCAGTGTAGAGATGCTCCAGTGGGAGCACAGCGTGTACTTGGAAATATTCAAGCACGATGAAGAGCTTAGCAAGTTGCTCAGCTGGCAATTGTACAATAGGGGGAAGGGTGTAACCCCAGACGGTACAGTCAGATACACCGTGGACGGATGTCGCATGTCTGGCGACATCAACACCTCGCTAGGTAACTGCTTAATAATGTGCGCGATGGTGTACGCGTACTGCAGGGAGATTGGTGTTAAAGCGTCCTTGTTAAATAATGGTGACGATTGTTCGGTGTTCATGGAGAGACGTGACTATCGACGGTTTAGTGAGGGCTTGGAGGGCTGGTTTGCTGGCATGGGTTTTCCCATGGTGGTTGAGCCCCCTGTGAGTGTGCTTGAAAAACTGTCGTTTTGCCAGACCCAGCCTGTGCTGGTTAATGGCAAGTACCGCATGGTGCGGCATCCACAGGTGGCTGCGGCCAAGGATTGTCGTACGGTTGTAGATATTTCCACGGAAAAGGCCTGCCGCAAGTGGGCCTTGGCTGTTGGTGATTGCGGTGCAGCTCTCTGTGACGGTGTGCCTGTTTCTCGGGCATACTACGCTTGCATGCAGCGCTTTGGTGCCGGGGCTCATAGTAGGATCAGGGAAGCCACCGGCATGGAAAGCGGCATGGAATTCATGTCCCGGCGGATGAGTGACGTGGGGCTCGAGGTTACCGAGTCTACCCGATACTCTTTCTGGCTGGCATTTGGAATAATGCCAGATTTGCAGAGGGAAATGGAGTCATATTATGACGCGTACCGGTTGGAGTACAGCGCTCCCACCCCAGTTGACGACCTTACCACGTCGTCACAAAACGGTTCCCCCCCGCTTCTTTGGTTATACTGATCAGCTGGATCCATTTGATCAAGACACGTTGATCCTTCATCAGTCCTTGAATGGCATTAGTCCCTGGTGGCGGGACGTTTCCTCAGCCTCTCCCTTACTACGCAGCAAGCGACATAGTTGGTCAGCTCGTTCGCGAGTTAGCGCCATCAGTGAAACAGGCTGTAAACGCAGGGGTGCAGGCAGGAGCCTCTTCACGGTCGAGGAGGATGGGCTCCAACAAGGGGTCCAGGAAAATGCCCAAACAGGGAGCGCCCAAGCAGCAATCCAAGAACCAGCAGTCCAACCCAACAAAGAATACCATGTCGTTGGGGAAGACCGTAAGCCTGGGAAATGCCGATAGCATGCGGGTGCAGCAAAAGGATGTTGTCACCATCAACAACACCACAGTTTCCGGGGTATGCAATTTGGTAATTACTTGTGGTCTTGCCAGCACTGTAGCTGGCGCCTCCAATTACTTGAGCCTGGGCACAGCAGTGCCTAGGCTAAGTACCTTGGGAGGGTTATACCGGGGGTTCAAACTGAACAGCATCAGTTACACCTGGATACCTAACCAGGGGTACACCGCCTCAGGCAGCGTGTGCATGGGGGTTGACCCTAGTCCATTGTCAGGATTGCCTTCCTCATATGGATCTGTGTTGCACCACTCTTCCTCAAAGATGTTCGATGTAAAGGCGGGGACCACGGTCACGTGGAAACCCCAAATTGATTCGAAGAGCGGGACCAGATACACAACGGCCACGACTGGGCTCGATGAGGATGAGTTGAGCTTTGCTGCTTTCCAGCTGTATTCTACCAATGGGATTGCAGCATCTACCAACATTGGTAATCTGATTGTCAGTGCTGACATTACTTACGTGGGAGCGATGTAAGCATGGGTAGGGCCTCCTGAAATCCAGTTGACAACTGGTGCCCTTTTGGAGTGACAGTGTTAGGGGATGGGCCTCGAAATCCAGTTGACAACTGGTGCCCTCCGAGTGAAAGGTGTTTAGGCGCCAGTCCCAGGATTGTTCGTAGCAACTGCTCGCGCGTGGGCGTGTGAGCAGGGGCTTAACCTGAAATGGGTATCCTGGCTTTCCGGCACTTCGGTGTGAGGATATAGATTAGTACTCAGTTAGACTGGTACTGTTTGTTCCGTGCTTCGCATTGCAAGGCGGAACCGCAGCGTTGGTCGCTAGTAGGCGGCTATGTCTGGGTGATGCATCTTGCGCAAAGTTGGCAGCCTTGTGTTGTCCGCTGTACGCAGGTAGATAACCCTTGTACAATAACGTGTTGCGTGTGGCTCTGTTGATGATGGGGCATTGAGTTGCAGCTGGGTTGACTTGATTGGGCGAGAGACATGTTACCAGGGGGGTGGTATCCTCTGGGAGAAGCAGCAGCCAGCTTAGAGTAGCTGCTGGGACATGACCCCCTTGCAAGAAGTAGCTGAACCAATCACGTAGGGGTCTACCGGGTTCCCAAACCCGATAGGGGCTGCCCACTACGAAACCATACCAGATCACGTT